TAAAGGCCAAAACCTTATTAGTACAGCGGGGTGAAGAAGTTCACCGACTGACCGGCTTGGACGATCGGGCTGTTGCTACCAGCAGCCACAGTAGTAGCCAGGCCGATACCAGGCGCGAACGCCAGGCGGTTGGTCTGGAAGCTACCCAGGTTGTTGGCGGCGTTCAGGTTGCCGATACCGTTCATCGCTTCGGCCATGGCAGCCATGAAGTCCGGAGCGAAGATCGCCGAGTTGCCGAAGGCGTTGATGTGGTTGTGACCGTCGAACAGCGAGGACGATTGCTCGATCCGCAGTTTCTGCGAACGTTGCTTGAAGTCTTCCTGCTGTGCGTTGCCGTAGACCAGACCCAGGTAGTTCTCGATCGACGCTTTCGCGGCAGCCGAGTTGCCAGGCTTGGCGTTGCAGATGAACATTTCGTCCACTTCTTGGGTGTTGATGTGACGCTCGCGGTCGTCCTTGCCACCAGGGGTAACGGCCAGACCGTTGACAACGATGGAGTTGGACTGGATCAGGATCGGCTTGGTTTGAGCCGGGAACCAGCCGCGATCGGCTGCACGGTTCTTCGCGATGACTTCCGAGAAGCGCTTGTTGGTCATCGAGTCGATCAGTGCCACAACAACCTTGACAGCCTTGGCGTTGTCCGAACCCACCAGCTTGCGCATGAAGTTGATGATCGGAGCATCCGGACCGTTCGAGATCAGGTTGATCTTGAACACCGCGTGGGCCGCCACGTTCTGACGGATCCAGTTGGTGACGAAGTCGGTGTCGTTGATGTTCTTCTCGTTCAGCGGCGGACGGATCTGAGGGTTCAGGATCTGCGCTGCGCCAGGCATGTTCTGCACCATCATCTGGATCCGGGTCTCCAGACCGGCCAGCGAACCACGACCACCTACGTGTTGCTTACGCAGTGCGTCGGCGAAGACGTACTGGTTGTTGGTGGTCATCAGCGCGAACAGGCCGAAGAAGAACGGATACAGACCGCCGTTACCACGCATCATTTCACCGGCAGTGACGGTGTCGATGGTGATTTCCGGCTGCAGCGGACGGTAGGCACCTGGCCAGATGTTCTGACCCAGAGCGAACACGCTGGAACCCATGAAGCTTTGCAGGGCCTGCATGTAGTCGTTGCTTTGAGCGCGGGCCATCATGCGAGCAGCGTATTCTTCGTACGCGGTACCGATCAGCGACACGGTTGCGGTAACACGAGCGATCTCGCGGGTGTTGACCGGGTTGTACTGCTGGGTGTTGTTGCCGTTGGCGTTCATGGTAGCCACGATGACTTCCATGTTGGCTGGCGACAGGGTCTTGCCGTCGGTCAGACGTTCCTGGATGGCTTGTACGCGAGCTTCCGCAGTACGGTCTTTGCCGTAAGGGGAATCAGGTTCCAGCCATGGGGACGGAATGTCCATGCCCATTTCGACGATTTTCTCAGCACCGTATACCAGCAGGGCCTTCTCCCACTGACGGGCCAGGTACATGGCCAGGTAGTGCGGTTGGTCCTTGGTTTCGCCGGCTTGTGGATGCTTGAGCATTTCCATGTCGACAACCACCAGGTTGACGATTTCAACGGCGTTGGCGCCCTTGGTCTTGGCGGCCGAGTCGTAGTGCTCTTTCAGGCGATCAACGAACTGCTTGTTGATCTGTGCCGAAGGAGTGATCGGAATCGAAACGCGTTGCTGCTGGCCGGCGGCGACGTTGATGGTGATGTGCTCGGTACCGATCGAGTTGTCACGGTCCGAGAACAGCGCCGCCATGATGTACATCACACCTTCGATGACGGTGTAGAAGCCCAGGCCTGGCAGTTGTGCCGAGATGTTGGTGGTCAGGTGTTCGATGGTTGGTACGATCTGACGTTGCTTGGCGTCAGTGGTGGAAGTGTTAATGTTCTTGTAGATGTGGTCGGTCAGGACCTCATATACTTCGGTAACGATCTTGAGGTTCCGGGTGTCCGAAACCAGGGAGTTCATACCGAAGAGTTGAGCCAGAAGACCGCTCGCATTGTTGGACGGGCCCGATGGCTTGCTACCACCGTTGTTGTCGGCCCAGCCACCGTATTCGTTTTCTTTATCAAGAGCCATGGAAGTTTTTCCTTTTACTATCTTCGAAGATTTGCTAGCGGTTATATCACATAAAGATAATCTTTACTGTGATTCATTGTAGTAATACAGGTTTGAAATATTCTTGGCCTAAGCAAATGCTATAGGTTTAGACACCAAACTATATCACCAAATTTCCAAACTGCGTGGGGGTCCCTCCTGGAGTTTCCTCCAGGAGTACTTTCCTATATAATGGAAACACACTGAGATTATACCTACATGCAAACTCTAACGTTTCCGACTGCAGGTAGTTACATTTACCCAATGAAGCATTACCCTGGGATGAACAACCTGCGCAGGGTTACTACTTTCAATGAGCGTGCGTTCCGTGGTTACGTTGATCAGAACCCGTTCAACCTGGAGAACCAACACTTGTTGGTGGGGATCCTCCAGCAGCTGGCAATCGATCCTGAGTGGGATCTAGACTACGTTGTCAGCTATACGCGGTTCCGTTCTAATAGCTTAGCAACCGTGTTTAAAATTAATTCCATCAGTGGTGTAGGCGAACCTATAAAGGACGGCCTGTACCGTGAGGGTACCACTGAGCTGTGGGGTTTACTGGAACACGATAAGGTTTATCCGCAGACTATCCGTTTGGAAGACCTGCGACCTGTCGTTCCAGTTTACACCAATATACTGAAACGTGGGTATAAACTTACTGTTGAGCGATCACTCAATCCCACCCATCGTGGTTTTGATATGGCCGTCATTGGGTTGAACCTGGTAGAGCTAGCCATTGGCTGGTGGCTGTACATGCGGGAAGACCGTGATCGTGACACGGGGATCCATGCGTACCTGTGTAAGTATCCTCTTTATTACGCGCAACTGATGCACAACCAGGGGTTAACGGTAAACTATCTGTACGAGTTCTTTGTCCGTGGGGTTCCTTTAAAGGACTTGTGGGAGATGGAGCAAGTCAAGTTTACTACGCTGGGTGAGGAGAAGCTATATAAAGAGTATTTCAGTTTCCGAGTGGATTTCCTGACTAGCCGTAAGCTGGTGGATATCGGTCATCTGGTAGCCAGTGTGGATAACATATACCATCCGAATTACTTCAACTATGAGGACGGTGGACGCAATAAGTTGTTATCCCAAACCCGCTGGTTATGGGAACCTAACTCGATCAGGTGGTACAGTATTTACTTTGCCATCTGTAACGCTCTAGGGCATCCTGTGGGCGATGTTAAGGCTCGATTGAAGCGTACCCTACCGATTGTGCACGAAGGCTTCAATAAGTGCCCTTCCACCTTATGTAGGGAAAGTTTCAAAAGGGAATCCTTGGAACTGCACCGCTTAATACTAAAAAACAAATAAAAAGTTGTTTAATATAACCTACCCTAGCCCCGTCAAGGGCTAGGGTAGGTTATACCAATTATTCATGCTGCTACCTTCACAACAGTGCTCAGAGCATTGATCTTTGCAGTCAACTTGTTCATCTCTTTGCACAGCAACCGGTACTCTTTATCCAAGCATACACCTGGACCTTCTTCCCGGAACCAAGCACTACGTTTAGCATTCAGTGCTTCGCGTTCTTTGATCAGGTTAGCAACAGTGTTTACTTCAAAGTCGAAAATGGACATGGTGAACTCCTAGGGTGTTAGTGTAGTGAACCAAATGGTTTACTGACCTTATACACCCTAGTTATATAGACCCAAGACTCCCTAGAAGTTAAACCCTAGTAAGTTCCATCCGACCGGGCCGAACGCTTGTCCTCGAGCATACTCCAATAACGTTCTGGAGTTACCACAATAACTGCACCTAATTTACCGTTTATGAGTTTGAGGAATTCCTCGATGTCCTCTTCTCTCTTAAAGTAAAGTTGGTGATCTTGATCACATTCGTAGTACTCCAAGTAAGTTTCCTTGGTTACCTCAAAACCGTATTCAAGCTTCTCTGCGGAGGGATCAAGAAAATATTCGTTGAGGGCGTCTTCATAATTGAAAGCGCCTTCAGCAGCGAACTCTAGTCCAGACCCCTTATGTTTGTAGTACGCCAGCGATGGATCAATGTTCATCGGACACCAGTCGTGTAGCTTTGCTGTTAAGGAAGTACAATCCGAGCGACTCAAGGATTGCGTAAATGGATTTAAAGTTCTGCTGGATCAACAGACGCGAGTCCACGATAGGTAGTAGCTCTTTCGGTATGCCGCCCATCTCATCGATCATGTCTACTGGGATATAAACCGATGTCAACTTAGGACGGGTTTCGATGTAAGCATGGAAGTTCTCTCCCCACACTTTGTCTTCTACCGAATCGAAATACTGTCGCATCTTAGACTTGTTGTGCAACGCCAAGTTGACCTTGTAAGCCCGGTATGGCAGTTCTGGTGCTTTGCCGTACTTAGGCGCAAACACACTCTCCCACAACTCGTGGTAGTAGTAGATGCTCGACTCTGGGTTAGAGTAAGCATTCTCAGCTTTGATACCGTTCTTAGTCAGCCAGGTGTAACCACCCTCGTCAATATCTTGGAACAGGGCACGTTCAATGTCAGCGATCTCAGCCAACAGTTCAGCAGCATCCAACTGCTTCTTGTTGTAGATAGCATCGAGCACTTTACGCATAAGCGTGTTGGTGAACTCACGTACCTTAAGTGCGATCTTAACCCCACGCAAGTGCACGCCTTTGAGCTCTAACTTAGGTTTGGGGTGCAAGATACCTTCCAGCATCAACTGCATTGCATAGTAGTGCTTGGACA